TGCGGCTCTGCCACGGTCAAGGCTTACGGCTCTGCCACGGTCGAGGCTTACGATAACTCATATGTTGAGGATTACACAAAGAACATAAACACAGTTTCCGATCATGGAATAGTCAAAGACTACTACAATCATAAGATATATATAAAGAAAGGAAAATTCGAGATTATCGAGATCGAATAAATTCAAGGTCTTAGCTTATCGGTAGAGCGCCCCTAACATGGGGATGGCCGGGTTCGACTCCCGGAGGCCTGCAAATCAAGATAAATGAGAGACATCTACATCAAAGACCCCGACGGCGAACCGGAGTACGACGGGGAGGAGGACAACGAGGAATATGAGGAGAGCATGGAAGAGCTTAGGTTCCTGTTTGATTCTTATAATTGGTAAACCTGCCCTTACGAGGTGCAACCCCGACCCAGACCGGCAACCGATATCCTAGACAAGTGGTAGGCCATGACGATATCATTGGCCCGGTGGAAAGGGACACGGTAGTGAGGGAAGGGCGGCCGATGGTCTTAGTCCGGGTTCGACTCCCGGAGGCTGACGAATTTAAATACACGATAACATGGATAAATCAGAAGAGATTGACAAATTAGCGATAGCGTTGGCCAAGTTCCAAGGATCGCTAGAGCAACCAAGCCTCAATTCCGAGGTTAAAGTAAGAACTAAAACAGGAGGAGAGTACAAGTTTAAGTACGCGGACCTATCCGAATGCAAAAGGGCGGCGAAACAGCCATTAGCCGACAATGAACTTTCAGTATGTCAGCTAATAGAGGATGATTACTCTATCCGGACCATACTGCTTCATTCCTCCGGTCAATGGATATCGTCCAAGGTAAGGATGCCATCCAATACGGCGGACGCTCAATCCATAGGATCGGCCATCACTTACGCCAAGAGATACGCCTTTTGCGCCATCCTAGGCATCGTGGCTGACGATGACGAGGACGCTAACATAGCGAGCAGTAATACCGCCCAAAAGGAGCTGCCTAAAGAGCTGCCTAAAGAGCTGCCTAAAAAAACGGCAAACTCCAGAGTAAAGAAAGAGCTTACGAGAGATCATCTAAACAATGAGAGCGCAATGAAATCCATATCGGAGTGGCTATACAATAAGGAGAAGATAGCCAAGGAGGCCAACCAACCATTCTCCGTAGAAAGCGTTATCAGCAATGCTTACATTATAGGAAAGGTTGAGATGGATTCTTTCATTGAGATATACAACAACTATAAAATAAACAATAACCTGTCATGAGCAAAGAACTAGAGCTAAGCGGCAAGACCCCGCTAACGAAAAGCGAGATCGAGGCTTTATCCATAGACCTTTTGAACCCGGTACTGGAAGGTGAGGTAGATCCCGTATCACACGTCGTCAAGTTAAAGGCGATGCAAGAGACCATCAAGAGGACGCTGGACGATGACCGGATGAAGGACGCCGTCCTTTCTGAGATCGAGAAATACGGAAAGGAGCGCTCTTGGAACGGGGCCACGGTCAAGATAAAGGAGACAGGCGTATCCTACGACCACTCCAATTGCAATGACCCGGTCTACGCTAGGCTGATCGAGGAAAGGATGCTTCTCGATGCCAAGATAAAAGAACGGGAGGCGTTCCTGAAGACGGTGCCGGATAATACCACGGTCATTGATGACGAGACCGGGGAGATATACACGATCCATCCGGCGATAAGGATGGCAAAAACCAGTTACTCTATAACTTTTAATAAACAATAAATATGGCAAATTTATACGGCTCAATCTGCTTGAGCGACATACCGAAGGAGTTGATGAAAAAAGTAATGACGGCCAAGGGGGAGAAGATATTCCTCAATATCTCGATCGGGGAGAAAAAAGAGCCTGTCACGTTCGACAACCGCACCTATACGCATTATGTGTCTTGCGCCCCAAGGAAAGAGGAGCGAAAGGAAGGTGTTTATTATGGCATAGGTGACTTGATGGAATCCACGTTCAAGAGCAATATCCCCTCACCGGAGGATATCAACAACGCCCCATCGGTCGATGATTCGGATCTCCCCTTTTAATCATGGAACTATACTTGCTCAACACCGCCGGCGGATTGAGGCCATGCTATGATTCCGACTATGACGAGAAGAAAAAACTCAAGCTAGGTAAGATATACAAGGCCAAGATAACGCTGGCACGGAACTACGACTTCCTAAAGAAGTATTTCGCCTTGATAAATTGCGCATGGTCTTACCAAAACGAGAAGACCACGGCGCATTTCAAGGAAAGCGTGGAGTGCTTCCGGAAGGCCGTAGAGATCGCCGCCGGGCATTGCGATACGGCCTATAGCATATCACGTAAGGAATGGATAGAGATTCCCAAGTCGATAGCCTTCGACAAGATGGACGAGGCCGAGTTCATGGATCTCTACGAGCGTGTGAAGGACGTGCTTTTCTCGGTATTCCTTCGGGATATATCCGAATACGATTTCATGAGAAACCTATCGAATTTTTAGTCATGAGAAAAAACGACAGGCCTCCAAATTACCTGATCGACAAGATCGTGAGGCACACCAACATTATTATTGCCGCTCCTTATGGCAGCGTCAAATACAAGGATGCGGCCAGACTCCTTAAAAAGGAGGTCAAGAAGCTGGAAACCTATAAGAGATACGATAATGAGAGATCTTAAATACTGCCTCAATGAGGATTGCTCTAAAAGACACTGCCTCTGTCATCAACGGCAAAAGCATTGGAAAGACCCGTCTAAAAAAGATGGGGAAACTGTAAGGCCGGAATCGGTCTTATTTGACGGGAATACTCCTTGCAAAGGGTATATCCCACAATACGAAAGAAATAAATATAATATTAAATATTAATGATATGGGAAAGAGAAAAGAAGGTTCTTACAACTTTGACAAGAACGTACAAATGTTTTTGGCTTGCGCAAAAGACGATAACCGCCCCGCTATGGAATGCGTGTATTTCAAGGGAGATTGGGCCTACGCCAGTGACGGACATATTATCGTTAAAAACAGGATATCCGAATGCTCAAACCTTGACGAAGCCATGATACAGGCGTTAGACGGCAAATTACTGCATAGTCTATTTTTTAAGGACATGTTGAAATATGATGACATCCTTATCTCTGATGACGGAATAGAGTGCCATAAGAAGAATGACAAGGCGTTCTTCTATTTCGCGGATGAGAACTTAAAATATCCAGACGCAGAGAAAGTGATACAAAATTATCAGGCAAAACCCAGCGTTCCGCTTCCTCAAATATCCTTTAACATGGGCTTATTCGACATAATGAGGAAAGCTTTATATGAATGCGATCGATGCACGGCTACTTTCAAGGGCGTTAACGATGCCATCATTTTTGACAGCATGGTAGAAGACGTAAGCAGTATCGGATTAATCATGCCTTTATACAATGAGGCACTAAACCAACAAATATGAGAAATTTTATCAACAAACATTGGGTATTGATATTGGCCATAGCCTTTATTCCGGCAGGGAACAGAGTTTTTAACCATGTTGACGCATGGCTAGGAATAGTCATTATGTTAACTAGTTCATTATTTATAATTTACAAACTATTTAATTTTATCAAGAATGAAAAGGACAAGTTTTAAGTTTTTTACTATAGCGATAATCGCTATGGTATTTTTATCCTCTTGTGAACGTGTAGCACCTAATTACGCTGGGGTATTGATGGAAAATTACGGGAAACAAGGGAAGGAGGATTTCAAGGTCGTATCAGGCAGGGTTTCAACTTGGGAATGGGGCACGGAATTATTTCAAGTCCCGCTATTCGACCAACGAGGCGAGTTCGGAAGCCCTGTCACGTTAAAAGCCGCAGACAATACGGAGTTTAACGCACGCCCCACTTACTCCTACAAGGTTATCAAAAACAGGGCAATAGACGTTGTTTTCGATAACAAGCACATAGACAAGGCCGATACGGAATCAGGCAAAGACGGTTTCATGCAATCATTGGAGGATAACATACTAGAACCTCGCATCTATGACCTGATCAAGGAGGAAAGCCGTAAACATAAGACCGATAGCTTAATGGCAGACGGAGGTTCGCTTCTTTTTGAGAAACGCCTTGAGCAGATTGTAGATAAGGAATTCAATAAAAGAGGTCTTCAATTACTCACATTCTCGGCGCAATTAGAGTTTTCCAAGGCGGTTCGCGAGAAAATTGATAGCAGGAATGAAGTTAACACCAATATTTCGGTTTTAGACCAGCAGATAGCGGAGCAACGGAAACGCAACGAGTTGGAGCAATTGAAAACGGAACAAGCGTTAATCACCTCGAGAGGATTGACTAAAGAAATTCTTTACAAGCAGTTTATCGACAAATGGGATGGTCGTACCCCCATTTATGGAGCGATACCCGATTTAATAAAGATTCAGAACTAAGGATATTAATATTAGAGTGAGTTTTCCATAGTATTTGATTTAGGTTAGTTAATGATTATCCCCGCCGTCCGTGAGGATATGCGGGGCAAACACGGTGGTATGGCGGAATTGGTAGACGCTAAGGTTTGTGACTATCGAGAGAATGTAGTTTTGTCCTTTCCTATTTGGAATTTCAGCAACTCATGCGGGTTCGAGTCCCGCTACCATCACGAATAACAAATATCTAATATGGAAACAATACAAGATTTAGATCACTTGACAATGGCCATATACCTTATCACCGCGATACTAGGACTGATCGCATTGATATTGGCCGTATTCTTACTAATAAACGATAAAGAAAGGAGGAATCCATGGGAAAGAAAAGATACGAATTGGTGATAGCCGTTGACCCGGACATAGATAAATCCGGTGTATGCGTACTGTCTCCTTCCACGAGACAGATAATATTAACAAGCCTCCCCTTCCCTTCCTTGATTGACTTTATCAAGGAGGCGAGAGAAAGGTACAAGGGGGTAGACATAGTGGTCATTGTCGAGGCCGGATGGCTTAACGAAAAAAGCAACTTCCATAAGGCTAGGGGTAAATCCGGCGAGAGGATAGCCAAGTATGTAGGTCGTAACCAGCAAACCGGGATATTGCTTCTCCAGATGTGCGAGCACATAGGGATTCCCTGCGAGGAGGTAAAGCCTTTGACCAAGCATTGGAAAGGGGACGAGGGCAAGATAACCCATGAGGAACTCTCCTACATAGTCGGTCCCTTGCCTAAGAGAACGAACCAAGATCAACGTGACGCTACGATTCTGGCTTGGTGGTACGCCGATCTACCAATAAAAATAAAGACTTGGTGATATGGCGAAGAAGAAAGACGAGCAAGAAAAGGTGAAATGTGGCGATTGCGCCAACGGACATCCTCACAAGGGGCTATGCGTTTGGTGCATCATACATGATGCTGGAAGAGTCGCTAACTCCACGAGATTTTGTAACACTTTTAAAAAGAGAAGATAATATGGAACAAGAGAAATTTGATTTATGGTGCGTGGTCGAGTTATTCGGCCATTCAAGGATAGCGGGAAGATGTACGGAACAGAACGTGGCCGGTACCAATATGCTTCGGGTAGACGTTCCGGATACAAGTAACCAGCCCGGTTTCACCCGCTTTCTCTCATCGGGGGCCATATACGCTATAAATCCTGTCTCCGAGGGAGTTGCAAGGCAAATAGCGGAGAACCTGCAAATACAACCTGTAAACATATAGGACGTAAGACACCTTGTAGACCAAAAACTAAAGTCCCTGCAGGACGGCGAGTCTCCGGATTTTGATTTTTAATATATGGATAAGGGTTTCATTATGCTCTCTCGTAAGTTTTTTTCTAATGAAATGTGGGAAGCAGCCCGGACATTCTCGGAGTGCGAAGCGTGGCTTGATCTAATACAATCGGCACGATTTGAGGCAACCGACACGATTGAATGTATCGGAGGTAGAGAAATAACATATGGGAGAGGATAATAAATCCTCTCTATTTTATAATAATCATTTAGATAACTGTATGAAAAGAGGACTAAGCAAGCTTACCCCCAAGGAGCTATCTATGTTAAATAAGACTATTAAAGGGAAACGGATAGTATCCTTTTATTCTGAAGATGGGGATATAATTAATGAAATGATGCCTTCTTGCGATAAACTTCGAAAATTCAAAATTAAGCATGATATCATTTATGCACTTGATGGAACAATAGTAAAGCGCATTCCAATCGGTGGCAGAGCAATATATCTTTTTGCAGAGAATCATGGAATAAGCTCAAGAATGAGAGATGCAATTCGTGAAGAGGCCATGAAACTAAATGACAGTATAAAAAGAAAAGTATTTGAAAGAGACGGTAGATATTGTGCTGTTTGTGGATGTTCTGAAAAACTCTGCATAGATCATATTATTCCTGTATCAAGAGGAGGCTTTACAGTTTTGGACAATCTTCAAGTATTATGTGAGAAATGTAATTTACAGAAAAGCAATATGACAATGGAAGAATTTAAATTATGGAGAAATAAACATGGCACGACCAAATAAAGAAGGGCTAGACTATTTCCCTTTCGATGTTGATTTCTTTTCTGATGAAAAAATAGGCTCAATATCGGGTGAATTTGGCATTAAGGGTGAGATCACCGCTATAAAGCTGCTTTGTGCGATATACCGAAATGGGTATTTCATATTGTGGAATGATGCGTTAAAGATGTCACTGCTTAGAGGTTTACCCGGCATTAGCTTAGAATTACTGGAGCAGATAGTAACACGCTTGGTTAGGTGGGGATTCTTTGAACAGACTCTGTTTAGCACGGTAAGTGTTCTAACTAGCAAAGGTATTCAGGAGCGATATTTCAAGGCTATAAAAAGAAGAAAAGATTCATCTAATTATCCTTACCTACTAGTTAATGTAGACAATAATAAGGTTAATGTAAGCAATAATGACATTAATGTAAACACAAACCCTATAAAGGAAAGAAAAGGAAATAAAAATAGAGAGAGTCTTAATACGCGTGAGACGCTTTTCGATAATTTCAAGAATGAGTTATTGAGGGACGAGGAATGGCGCAGATACGCTTGCCAGATATCGGGATTGAGCGTCGCTTTCAATGACCTCATTCCCGGCGAGCTGGATAACTTCCTAGCTTGGATGGTATCCACCGGGGAGGGCGATACGCTAAAAACGATAGATGACGTTAAGAGACGATTCACCTATTGGTGGCAAGGAACAGGACTAAGGGCTTATAATCAAAGATATGGAGGAACAAGAAAAGAAACTTTCGGAGGCTATACAAGCCATGCGGGGGCCTACGGAAAAAGAGAGGCTCCAGCAAAAACAGGTGTTCAACCTAGTGAAGAAGCACGCAAGGACTATACAGAACGTTTCTAGGTACGATCTCTCGGACGATACGGAGTACATCAGCCACGCCCGGATGATAAAGGCGCTCGGTTGTAATTACCTAGGGATCGAGAGGCGGCAATTCGAGACAGACAGGGGGAATGACAAGGTTTTGAGATTCCTGTTGTATTATTTCAACGATTGCCCGTTGGCCGAGTCCGTATTTCCGGAGGAGAACTATAAGCTGCACAAGAACCTCCTTATCGTGGGAGATCCGGGAACGGGCAAAACGCTCATGATGCAGATATTCGCCGATTACCTGAAATTGACGGATAACCCCAAACGCTTCGTAAACCTATCCGTGACCCAGATGATGAACTATTACAAGATCCATGGTCACATAGACAGGTTCACGTACAACGAGGAGGCCGGGAAAGGGAGCATGGAAGGGAACCCGTTCGATATCTGCCTTAACGATATCGGTCTTGAGACGGAGAACCAGAAAAGCTACGGCACCAGCCTTAACAGCGTAATAGACGAGTTCCTATACGCGAGGTACGAGATATACCAGTCCCATCAGAAGAAGTATCATATCACTTCCAACCTATCCGTCACGGATTTCAAGAATCGGTTCGGAACTAGGCTGGTGGACAGGTTCAAGAGTTTTAACGTGATAATCCTAAACGGAGAAAGCAGGAGAAGATAACATGGAAATAACAGAGAGATTGAGAAACACCCCTACCGGCTTTGTTATCCAAGTCGGGACAAACAGGGTGCAAGTCAAACGCTTCGAGGCAATATACCAAGGGAAAGCGGTCGTATGCAGGGGATGCCTGTTCCGGGGCGATGGAGCTAGGGATTGCGAATACAGCAAGGCTTGCATGGCCCATCTGAGGCCGGACCATGAAAGCGTAGTTTTTGCTAAAACGAGAGAGACATGACACATGGATCATTATTTTCTGGTATAGGAGGATTTGAGACTGGAGCGGAATGGGTTGGCATAGAGACTCTGTGGAACTGTGAGATCGAGCCATTCCAGAGGAGTATATTAAAAAAACATTTTCCAAACACAAAGCAATATGAGGACATCAAAGAATTGTCAAACCCCGGATATGTGGACATCATTAGTGGAGGATTTCCGTGTCAAGACATTAGCATTGCGGGAAAAGGAGTTGGTATCACCGGAAGTCGTTCTGGACTATGGAGTGAGATGCATAGAGTTATACGGGAAGTTAGACCTCGATACGTCATCATTGAGAACAGCCCAATGCTCCTTGTTCGAGGTTTCGAGCGAGTCCTTTGCGATCTTTCCAAAACAGGGTATGATGCGGAATGGCAATGTCTATCGAACGCCGCCTTTGGATTCGACCATCATCGTGAAAGGGTGTACGTTATTGCCTACTCCAACGAAATCAAACAACAAACGTGGAGGGCTCAAAAGTGGAACAAGGCTCAAACAATATTTGTCCCGCCACCAAAACAACACGGTAGATTTCCTCTCTCTGAAAGGATTTACAAAATGCCAGATCGTGAGCATATTGGAGTCAATGATGGGATTCGTGATTGGACACACAGAGTTGGATCGATCGGAAATGCGGTAAATCCAACGGTCGCCAAATACCTGTTTGAGTGTATTAAAATATTCGACAGCAATTTAAAGAAAGACATTCATCATAGTTGAAAGATGCATTCATCTATGATGAGGGCAAAGAAAGAATATAAAATTATATGAGAACACCAATCACATATTATGGAGGCAAGCAAAACTTGTCCGAACGCATTGTATCAATGATGCCTAGGCATAAGATATATTGCGAGCCATTCTTTGGAGGAGGAGCGGTATTTTTTGCGAAGCCTAAAGCAGGGATAGAAGTGATCAATGACAAGAACGACTTGTTGATAAACTTTTTCAAGGTCTGCCAGTCCGCATCCAAATTTAAGGAGTTACGTGAGAGAATCCGATTATCGCTACACTCCGAGTCTGACTACATTAGGGCTAGGAACATTTATCGAGGACGATCTGAGGTCTCGGATGTAGACAAGGCTTGGGCCGTATGGATCATGGCAAATGAGTGCCATTCTGGTAGCTTGTATGGAGGATGGAAATTCTGTAACGGTACCGCCGGGACACACTTCGGGAAGGTTTTCAGGAATAAGCGTGAGGAGTTCAACGATAAATTGTACGATCGCCTATCAGAGGTGCAGATTTCCTGTAGGGACGCGTTGAAAGTTATCAAGAACAGGGATAGCGTTGATACGTTATTTTACCTTGATCCTCCTTATCCCGGGGCGGTTCAAGGTCATTATTATGGTTATGGGGAGAATGACCTTGCGGATCTGCTAGATCTTTTGTCTAGGATCAATGGTAAATTCATACTCAGCAATTACTGGACTGACACCTTACGCTCCTTTGTCAATGAAAACAAATGGAACCATAAGGAAGTAAAAGTCACCACTCATACGGCCGTTCACTCTCGGATAAGGGAGAGTACGGAGGTTTTGGTTTACAATTACGAGATTGAGAAAACATTGTTTTGATATGAGAAATAAAGAACTAATCGCTCTTCTCCAAGAGCAAGACCCGGAAGCGGAGGTAATGATCCGCACGTCCGATGGAGAGTATGAGTACGATCCGGTGGATGTCACATGGGACGAAGAGATAGAATGTACAATTATTCAGGAGGGATAAATATGGAAGAGAAAATAAAACAATGTCCCGAGTTTCCCTTTTTCGGCGCATCTTATCCAGACGCACGTTGTATCAATGGATATTTATGGGATCTTGACTCATATGATAGCGAGGTTGGGGGATTGACCATAGGCGGGGATGTCCCCTGCCCTTTCTGCAAGACCGAGGAGTTTATAGAGTACGATCCTTTTGGTTTATTATACGTAGGGTATGACAAGGAGAAAACTCGTGAATGGTACTTATCTTACATTGATAAATTGAGGGAAAGATATGGATAATAAGGAATATTTAACAACGAATTATAACATGAATCAAATTTGCACGAATAAACAACAATCATCCCGCCTATTAGAGGTCGGGGTGAGACCGGAGACGGCGGACATGTCATATCACTTTACGAGAAGCAGAGTGCCTGCGCTGGAGTGGGAACTACAAACGAAACCGCCTACATTGAGAGGTAGGTTTTGGACACCGCAAAGAATAGCTAAACTTGCAATGCCTTTTCACAAACATTCTGATGGTACACACATGACGGGGGAAGAAGTGTTTGACCATCTATGGGGTAAGGATATCCCGGCTTGGTCTCTATCCAAGCTGATAGACATGATACCCGATCAAATAGAATGTGAGGGATATAACTATTACCTATTCATACTTCCACGAGATAAAGAATTCACTATAAAGTATTCCGCAGGAAGTAACCTTGCCCAGTCATATTGCAGGGAGAGCCTTTTTGATGCTATCACTGAAATGATTGAATGGCTTATCAAGGAAGGATACCTTGACAAGAAATACCTAACAGATAAATGTGGAGACTGCAAACTTATCGAGGATGAAGACGCAAACGGGGAAGCTTGGTGTTCATTTCACCAAAAGCCGGTAAGGTGCTACAGCAAGGCTTGTGAGGATATATTAGAGAAAGGAGGATCAAATAATGCGTGAGATAAAGTTCAGAGGGAAGAGAGTCAATGGAGGTGAATGGGTGAAAAGCATGACCATTTCGTATGGAACCATTAAAAGGAAAATGAGCAAAATCTTTTTTGAGATCAATCCCGGTAAATGGGTTGGTATCATTCCTAATACCATAGGCCAGTTCACAGGCCTAAAAGACAAGAGCGGAAAGGAGATTTACGAGGGGGATTTAATAAAAGCTCCAAGCGGACGTATTTATGCCGTTATATTCTCAACATGGAAACATGAAGAGAAAAGAGAGTTTCCAAAAGTAATTGATATGTATGAACATACAGGATGGTGCATATCCCTAGATGGGGTTAATCCATGCGAATTGCTGGATTCGGAGGTGTGCCAAGGAAGCATTATGGGCTCAGTGTATGACAATCCCGAACTACTGAAAGGAGGATCAAATGATTAAGGCAACGCTTATAGACTAATAAAGGAAGGAGATGCCTGCACATCTCCTAAAAAACAGCTAGGCTTACTTTTTATCGCTCACCAAGAAAGAAAAATAACGAGAGGTCTTAGGATAGATTCTCTTACCATTCTTTACTATGTAGCGACAGAAAATACGAGTCTTGCTGTCTTCGCGCGTTTGGTCTTCCACATTAAACACCTCCTTTCCGATTTGCCTGACGACCTGCATCGTCAAGCTATATTTAGCTACGCCCTGTCAAGCGAAACTAAAAAAGCCCAAAGTTACAGGACAATGGGCTTGTGTCTTTTCTCGGACAAGGGAGATAGGACAAGGAGGTGAATGACAGTTCACCAGATTGGAGGTGTTAATGTTCCAACCAAACGCAACGCAAATATACAGGTTTGTCGTGTACAAACAATGTGTGGTTAGCAATATTTAAATATTATTTAAAATCATGGAAAGAGATATTGATAAGAGACAGACGGTAGAGGAAGCGGCTCATTTATTCGCTGAAAGCAGGAGTAGCGGTAGTGCATTCCCGGCGTATTATCAGGGATTTATTGCAGGTGCCGAATGGCAGGCAAAGCAATTCCCGTGGATAAGCACAAAAGATAAGTTACCTGATGATGAAGATCTGGTAATAACTGGCTGCTGGTGTACTGATTATTTTAAATACTTACAACAGGGTTGGTATTGCAGAGAATGTAATGAATGGTATGATACTAATGGTGATAAAATTTGTGTTACCCATTGGATGCCTATACTCGATCTGAGGAATAGTATTAACCGAGCCTTCATGGGAAGGCCCATAATTTAAAAGATATGACTTGGAAAGAATTAAGTGATAAGATCTCCAGTATGACACAGGAAGAGCAACAGCAAGATGTCGCCATTTGGGGAGAGGATTTTTGTTTACGCAAGCAATGCGCATTAGAAAAAAATTCAGAAGATATGTTCTATAACATCTTATGGGATGAGTGTATTCCAAAAAGTGATTTGGAGGATGGCGATCTGGATGATCCTTCTACAAAAATGGTTTATGAGGCCGGGAAATATTACATATTTGGATGACAGTTATGTGCGTACTTATTTACGACGGGGATGTAGAAATACAATCCCCTAAACAATTAGAGGATCATTTCCCGCAAATCACGAAAATGATCCCAGCGGAAGGGTATGACAATATCATACCGGAATCTTGCCTGTGCCAAGTGGACATAGAGAATACTCTTGATAGTGCCGGAATAAAGTATATTGAAGATTGCGGGGACTATATAATCATTAAATAATAAATAAATTGAAATCATGAGATTAAGACAAGCCAAGAAGATAATGAAAAACTTCCAGTTATATCCCGGGATGTTATGGATATATGGAACCGGAAGAGTCGACAAAGCCAACAATATAGTGCTACATCATTATTCTAGGGTGAAACCCGAAATAAAAGTATGGAACACTTTAACGGATAAAGATCCGCTATTGGCGATCAAGATACTTAATGAGTCAATCAAAAAAAATAAAAGGCCGACATAGATTAAATGATATATTCATGGGAATAAGCCAAATTGTCCGGGACGAGCGAGAATTAAAAAAGCTTCTTCGCTCGTCCACTGGGTTAAAAGTATTTGAAGCGATGTTGATCGGAAGTTATAACGGGTTTATAAGCCTGTCAGACGAGGCAATACTAGACAAAGCCCATATCACTTTTTATAGGGGAAGCTGGGATTGTAATAATGGAGGAATATATAAAATATGTATTTATACCCCTTCCATTGGGAACAGGGCAAATGTACCATACATCCAGTCTATCGTGCGTAAGATAACTAATGCCTTGGATATCCGCTTCGGAAAAGATGGATGGAATGAGTGCAACCAATCATTGCTTGAACGATGGAGACCGTTAAGCAGATTCTCGTTCTATTTGCAGTTGCCTAATTTCAGAGATATCATAACAGGCACATCAAGTGCCTAATTCTGGCCATAACCTCGTAGAAGTTGACAGGCTCGAACGACAACGATTCTATAAGGCGGTCTATTTCCCGTCTTACAGAATCGTTTCTTTTCTTGTTATGTGATCGTGTCTTAGTCATCCATGGCGCACATGTAAATCCAGACCTTGCCTTCAGGAGCGTCATCATCCATGAAGTAGAAATTGACAGCGTCCTCGATGATCTTTTTCTCGGCATCCGGACCGAACCATTCCGTGAACTTTACTTCCTTGTCGTGCCACGCTGAATTTAGCGCAACGTAAACATCCCAAATATTAGCGTTGCCCGGTACGCTCATGCCTTTAGCGACAGCGGTTACTTGCTGGATGTTCCAGTGCTCACCCTTATCCTCCCCCGACTTGCCTTTATGGTGCATTGCCGCCACGTCCATCTTAGCGAAATGCTCATTATAATGAGGACCGCAAAAAACCTCATGTATATCACGTATGGCCTCGTCATACGTGTCGGGATCTTTCTCTTTTAGACACTCCATAGCCTCGTCCAGCTCGCATATGGCCTCCCACATCTTTTTCTCGGATACCATCCCTTTCGAATGATAGTCCTTCATCAATTCCTTGTATCTCATACCCTGTCATTTATTTTATTCTGTGAATATTGATTTCAGTTCCAGAAAATCCGCTTCCGTTATACGGATAGCGTTAGTATCACCAAGGATAAAATTCATGAGGCCGTTATCTGGGAGCTCTATCAAGATGGAGCCTTCCCCGATCGTACCCTTCAAGAATCCTTGCTCGAACTTATACGGCTTCATGCTCTTGAATACGTTCATAGCGTCATCGAATAGCTCTTCCTTATCGTAATTGCCGTTCTCGTCAGCGACGAACATCATGAAACCCTCCACCTTATCGGTGATCTCCTTGTCCTTTTGCACGAGGATGTTGTGGACACCTCTTTTAAGATACTTGCCAAGGGGCTTGAATGCCGTGTTTCCGGAGACGAAAGAATCAACCCTTTCCTCCGCCCATATCTCAACCGAGTTCACCAACCGGCTCTTTAATTCCAAAGCTTGCTGTTTAAGTTCCATGATCCCGATTAATTAGGTTGTTTCTTCTTACCGCTATTCTTCAGCTTCAGGAACTCGGCGTAGGGCATATCGGCGTATTTAGACGTATACTCATTAAAGAGCGCTATATTCTTGTTCGCTTCCTCCGAGGCCGATTTCTTGACTCTCTTGGTGATTGTCATAAGGCTGTCCAGTATCTCCTTCCCGTCCTTGGACTCTTCCACGATCGGGCGCATGATTCTCATGTATTCCCGGTTAAGTATGCCCATCAGAGCGTTTTGTGCCTTCTGGTATTCCGGGTCGTTGTTTAACGCCTCGATCTCCATGTCCGTCATATCATTAACGACCTTGTCCATCTCATCCCATAAGGGAGATTGGCTTCTTTTGGGGTTATTCTGAGGGTTTAACACCCGCTGCTTCTGGACTTGTATCTGATTGAGGGTCTCTTGCAACTGACGCTCATAAGCCTCCATATCCGAGCTTATATTTCCGGTGGATTGTCCTAGCAACGGATCGCCGCCTCCTATGAATACGTTATTTAATGCCATAATATCTTTTGTTAGTGGTTGGTAACAGGAAAGTGGTAAGCCCCGAGGGGCTACCACTAACTTTTCTTTCTCTTGCTTACCTTAGCCTTCGCCTTGGGCTTGGACTTTGGATCATCAAGCTGTCTCAGCGGGGGCGCTTGTCTGGGGAAACCCACAGCAGCTACGGTAACTCCCATAACCGGTAACGACAGGGGTGTTAGGCAATACCAACTCTCCCTTGATGTTACGACAATCAAGCTGTCTCGTGTAGTTGACAGAAGCCGTGAACGCCTTGTCGATCTCGCACTGGATCAGACGATCTTGGTAAGGACGGATAGCGGCACCTACGGCTACCTCTTTCTCCAAATGGCTGATACGGGCGTTCAACACGTCAAAACCGTCACGTTGACTCTTGTACAGGCCAAACGCCGCATTGTTAAGCTTGTCGGTTTGATAGTCGTTAAGATCACGGATAGCCTTGTAGTTTCCGAAATCGCCGTTTACCTGTGATTGGTAAAGCTGGAATTTCTCGGCTACATCCGTATTACGATGGTCGTAATCGGCCTGCATGCTTGATACGTGAAGTCCCCACAATGAGTTAGTCAAGGCGATAGCCTCCTCACAACCCTTTTCCCAAGCCATAAACGCAGTCGGAGCGCCTACCCCGGAACCACCACCGCCTCCTGTGGTCGTGTTGATGTTTACGTTCTCCGGCATACCGGCTCCCCAGCCACCACCGAACAAACCGCCACGGTTACGTGACACGGCCCAAGCTCCAAGAGCAGTGCCAATGATGCCCAATGTCAAGCCGGCGTTACCCACGCCCTTGCTAGCGTAGTCCTTGTGCTCGTCATCATGGACGATCTCTTTCTCTTTAATGATTTTCTCTGCTTCCATATATCATGAATTTTATGGTCATATCCGGGTTATCCCGGACACCACAAAAATCCAGAGAAGTGCCTTGCTAAATAAATATCTCCTTGCTAGCTTGTTGCGAGGTTGTTGCTAGTTCTTTGCGGAAGGGGATGACACAAAAAAAGCCCCCAGATTTTTGGGGGCCATAGGAAGCATAAGGATAGCGGTTAATTATAGATTTATAGCCAATAATTCCTCTCCTAGTTTATGAAGGGCATTCTCCAATTTAACGGTTTGCTCTGGGCGTGGGTTACGTAAACCTGACGCATAATGCCATAATTGCTTTTGGTTTATGCCCGTAATACGTTCTAATCCAGCTTTTGTGAATATCTTTGAGTAGAAATCCAAAAGAGATTTAACATCCATTTTAAACGCCAAACAATACTCACCTTTAAGTGCCTCTGGAATAGCATCGCCAAACTCATTACATTCATCTATTAGTACGTTAATAGAATCAATTATACATTTTTTAATTTCTTCCACGCTTTTACCTGTTGCCACGATACCATCCACTTCTTGCAGATATGCCGAGTAATTATTATCGGTTCTCTCGATTATAACAGTCAACGTTTTCATATTGATATTTTTTAGGTTCATGTTTGCTAATTTATCACTCATCCAAAATGAAAGCAGGACTGGCTATATGTCCTGCTATCCATTGGATGTAATCAAATTTTATCAAAGTCAGACTCGCTTAGCCCGGCTTGTTTTAATATTGATTTTAGCGTACCGATTGCTAGATCGTCACTAGGACTCCCCGGAATAGGAATAGAACGGGGTTCTCCGTCTTTCCTGAATATCCTGTGATCTCCTCTAGTTCTTATGTGCGCCCATCCATTCGCTTCCAATAAGGCAATAACAGCCTTGATCTTTCTTACCATGTGCTAATCCTTTTGGTTAATAAAATCATCATCTTGGATGAATGAACGCACAAAGATAACTATTTTTCTATCACCTACAATATTTTCGGTAACTTTTTTTCTATCATTAGTATAACATTTGAACTTTGAAAAAGTTATAATATAATCATAACTATTCATTTATGCTATCTTTAACGCTCTCCACCGTCCTCCTCAGATAGTAACTCCTCTTGATCCTGTCCGGGTACAAGTTACGCATCCTGTTGACCGCCTGCCTCGTCATTCCCGTCAGATCGGATATGATATTGTCGCTTAACTTGCGATCGGCCAGTATGGTTATAGCCACTCCCCTAGCGTCAACATTGCGTTCTTTGTTGTTACTAAACATCATTATCGGATCGGTCCCGCACTCCTTGCATACCGCCTCTATCACTTTTTTGTAAAAAATTTCCACCTTATTCATAAACTTTTTATTTCGTGGTTTGTTTTACTATCAAAGCCGGGCAAAAAAATGCACGGCAGAAAGACTTATAAGAATCTTCCCGTCGTGCGTGGCATGAAAAATAATCAAACTTCCGATCCGATTATTTAGGGAAGATTCTTTTTTCTTTATCTCCCCGCCAACTCGTCCTCTCGGAGTCATTGGATAACACTATGTATCAATATTAAATCACCCTCTCTTATTAATGATCCACCATAACATGGCCGCAATCATCCCTCCTACCAACAGATACCACCATACCCTAAGATGAATGAGCCTCGTTCCCTTATCCACGTTTATCGTTTCTCTCTCATCGGTAACTACCGTCTCATTATTCGTCCTCACCTCTGTCATATCAGATCCGGACGAAACGATCTTCTCGCCTGATTCCTCTCGCTCCTTTCCTATGGTTATATCGGATGTCTTGACAGGATATATGTTCCCCACGCTGTCTGGAGAAGACCACTCCACGACCAAGATCCGGGCGCTCAATCTCTCGTTAGATAATATCCGCTCTATGGCCGAAAGGCTGTCTTTTTTAAAGATACTATCCGATAGACTGACACTTGTAGTGGCATGCCTCTCCGTATCCGTGGATTTCTTGGAAGTTCCACAGGCACAGAGAAGGCATAATAATATGACGAACCATATTTTCATAGCAGATTCCACCCCGCAATAACATCCGACATATCTGCCTCTCTCCCATTCTCCACCTTGCTCATACCAGACACAATTCGGATCATCTGCTCGCGATCATTGATGTTGATAGGATCATCAGCCGGGATGCCGGCGTAACCGGATACGGCCTTTACGTAAGCCTCCGTGTCGTTCTCGTTTTCAGGAGCCCAACGACCGATCATCTTGCGGATCGTGTCCAAATTATAGTTGTTATAGTAGTTACGCAAGATCCGGAATATGGCACGGTAGCCATACGCCATCGTCTCAAACTGTTTGAACGACTTGTCCTTGCTCGGACGTATCTCACCTTGGAACAAGTCTCCGTTGATCCGGATGTTTCCCGGGTTGTTGTTCCGATACCCACGAGGTAAATTATTTTTCCCCATATTTTACTCTCCTTTCTTCTTTTTATTCATGGCATTGGATAAAGCGTTTGTCAAAGCGTCCTCCAAAACCTTTTGCGTTACAACCTTACCGATCATGTCGGCTGTCTTACTCGCCTGCCTCCTTTGTTTGGCGTCAGCCTTCTCCCAGATAGACCGAACCTCCGTTATCAAGATAAATACGGTCACTATCGAGGATACGACCGGGACATTGGTCAAGAAAGGCAGATGGATAAATTCCCAGAACCGGCACACGTAGCAAACCGAGTCTATCCCGCACGCTATACATACGCTACCAGCGTAAAGTATGAACTTACTGACCGTCCTACGCATGCCATACGAATTACGCTCCTCGCCCCTCAATTTAGCCTTGTAATAACCCGAGGCGAAATCCCACCCCATCGCCACCATAACGATGAACATCTCAAACACGACTACAGTCAGTAGCTCCCTCATACTGCAAATCATTTTAAAAAATTCCATTCTTCCGATCCTTTTTTTTATTTAGTTATAAAACCACTATGCTCTCCTCCTCTCTCGCCGCCTCCCACTCGGCGAAATCGCTATCCACACGGTCTTTCAACGCCTTCCTCTCGTTAAGGAACGTCTTATAAGACTCCACGTATGACAAGTCCAATATGCCTAGCTGGGCGGCGTTGTAGTCGTTCAGCTTCTTTTGCTCCACGTCCTTGTCCCATAGGGCGTTGATACAGGCCTCCAATATCTTGTTGGCAGTTAACGTGGCCCATATCCTGACCTCGTTGTAACTATAGGAGATCACGGGGGCCATATCGTCACCCATCTCCCTTGTCTCCTCTCTAACGTCCCACCGGTACAGGTAGGAACCGTCACCGTCCCGCTCTATTTTAGGCGGCATTGTGTCGCTCCATGATCGCTTCATAAAACTCTGGTTTTAAAATTTTCTTAGCTAAATGCTTGCTATCGCTATCATATATCCAGCCCAGCCAACCGGCTAGACCTGCCTTGTATTCCGTTAAGGATATATTCGGGACTTTATTCAATCTAGCCGCCGCACGACATAGATTTTGCTTAGTCCTCTTCCTTATCCGTATATGCTCCTTATAGAAAACGAACCCCACGAAATCTATACCACGGCCGCTTTTATCCGATCTTCTCTCAGCGATCTTAAATATCTGGTAATTCCCTTTCAGCTCCAACTTCAACACAGCCAATCTATCGATAAGCCACGGAAGTAATACGTTTCTCAAGAAACACTTATCATGATGGAAAAAAGTCATGTCATCCGCGTATCTGATATAATGCCTTATATCTATAATCTCCTTTATCTCGTGATCCAGATAGGCGAGATAAAGATTCGCAAGATATTGGCTAAGATAATTCCCGATCGGAACGCCGGGAGCGGAATCAATGATCTCATCCAACAACATAAGCAAGCGATCGTCCTTGATCTTCTTCCGAGCGATGCCTTTCAACACCTCATGGTCTATTGACGGATAGAATTTGCGGATATCAACCTTGAGGCAATAGACGGATTCACGATCGGACAAAGCCCGTCTTGTCCTCTTATACGCCTCCGTTATTCCTCTTCCCTTGATACATGATGTCGTATCAGCCGTGAACACGGAAACCCATATAGGTTCCATGACGTTCATTATGGCATGATGCAATATCCTGTCCGGATAATAAGGGAGCTTGAAGATGATCCTTTCTTTTGGCTCATAGATGGTATCAGTCCGGTACTTGGAAGTCTTGAACGTGCCATCCAGCAGAGACTTTAGTAAACGGCTTAGATTACCCTCTTTGTCCTTGTCGAACAACCTTATGCCGTATGAATCCTTCTTTCCCCTTCGGGCTTTCATGTCCGCAAGTATCAAGTTGTCCATATTCGCTATCTTATCAAATAAATTCCCTATTCTCTTCATTTTATTGTCATTAATTTGCTTTTTATCATAGGGAGTCTTCGGTTTCCCTACCAACACCCTTTATATGGGGAGACTTTTTTCGCCAAGAGGCGAGGCCACCATCCCTGTTTGTTATCTAAATATCTTTTCCCCTCTCTAAAAGTATAGGCGTGAACCGATGTTACGATTCGCATCGGAAGGCGCATTATTCGTATTCACGTTAGCGAGGCCTGCATTCGACCTGTTGTCCGCGTTACCGCCAACCAGCACCACCTAGGGATGATCGACCCTCATTCCGTCATTCGAGATAATACCTGTTCCCGGAGGCTCGCATCGTCACTTTCCTAGGGAACTTGTCCATCTCCTTTATCTTACCAAGAACGTACTTGATCTCTTGGGAGTTCGTAAAGAATTTCTTGGCATCACTATCCTTATCCTCTAGATTCTCCTTGATCATGACAAGCGCCCTGTCTTTCCCGAACTTGGTGGACACGCCATCCATGTAATCAATTACCCAGAACGTGAGATTCGTCAACTTCTGTTGGGTGATCTCCGGACAATTAAAATGCCTTGAGTTCTTATCCCTTGGGATATTCAAGAACGACAAGCTGCCGTCATCTTTATTCTTTTCTTCTTCCATTTTTATCCTCATTAAACGTTATACAAAAAATTCCCGACGTGATACGTGCGGCTACGCCGACGTTTTACGATATTCGGGGAAAAAGCAAAGGCGCGAACCGAAGTTACGAGCCGCATCGGAAGGCGCAGCAGCCGTAGCC